CCAATGGGGACTTGGATACGGCAGGCATCGCGGCCTTCTGTGGTTCAGCGAACGGATACGTCTCCCGGTGGTGGGACCAAAGCACCAACGGCAACCACGCAGACCAAGCCACTGACACAAGTCAGCCACAGATTTACAACGGCTCTGCGGTGCTTACTGAGAACGGGAAGCCTGCTTTGGACTTTATTGCAACTAGATTTATGCAATCAGGAAATGTTATAACGGACGAAAATGTTTCATGCATAGGTGTAGCGACAGCGATAACTCAAGTCCAAACTGTTCAAGCACTCGTGTCCGCTCAGTCTGGTATTAATGTAGGCTATGAATTGATTTACGTTACTCCTAATATGAGCTGGAGATGTCGGACGAGCGATTTAGATGTAGCGCAATCACAAGATGCGCAGAGCTTAATTTTTGCGGACTACAACGGAGCCTCTCAAGAGTTGGCTGTAAATGGCGCAAATAGTACGCAGTCCAGCCTTCAGACGTTTTCGCTTACGGACGACTTGATGATTGGAAGCCGAAGCCAAGGCGCAGCACAGCAGCCGTGGGGAGGAACCATACAGGAAGTGTTAATTTACAACACGAGTCAATCAAGCAACCGTACCGGCATCACGACCAACGTGAACACATATTTCAGCATTTACTAATGGCAACCGTATACCTACCCGTCCAGCCGATTGAGGGCATGGATTCCGCAGAACGCGCCGAAGCCCTCGACGCTCAAGTTTGGTGCTTGCGCCGCCCACAATCTTTGCAGAGTCCTCAAGACATCACCAAGTACTACTACCCGCGTATCACCCACCCGGATACGGGGCAGGTGGCTATCGTAGGCGACACCACCGAAGAGGTGCGCATCAGTCCTGAAGTAAACCTTACTGAACTACTTCTGCTTATGCCGGAGGTGCCACAAGAGGAGAAGGACGGGTTGGTACTTTACATCGATGCCAACCGTGGGGGCTCTGTCCCTTTCGGGCAGCTTATCCCATCCACCTCGGAGCAACTGACAGAGGTCGAAGCTAGGGCTCTTGGTTGGTTGCCAGAGGGGCCAGAGGAATAATGTCGCTGAATTATATTTACGATAAGAAAGCTAAGCACGACCAGTACTGGATTTATTGGGACGGCACATCATACGAGGCGACATGTCCAGCTCCATTACCTTATTCGAAATCCTTACCCTCGCGGGGGCGCTTATTGGAGTATACTTCAAGCTTCAAACCGAAATCGGAAAGCTAAAGGGACGCATCGCTATGTTGGAGAAGCAGGAGTTGCAGGTCATGAGTATGCTAGAGAAGCTCATGAATTCTGTTGACGAGCTCAAGCTCCTCCTCGCGCAAAAGGGAATGAAATGAAGTACTTCACTTACTCTGAGTTCGACAGTCCAGACATCCCCGGCTCGGGTCATGAGATGGAGGATATCTTCCTAGAGAAGTTGGATTTAGCTCGTGAGCAGTCTGGAGTTCCTTACGTCATCAACTCTGGCTTTCGGACGGCAGAGCATAATGCTGAGGTAGGTGGAGTGGCGGGGAGTTCCCACCTTACGGGTTGGGCTGCTGACATCCGTGCCGACAGTTCCAACCGACGGTTCCTTATCCTTCGCGGTCTCCTTGCCGCCGGATTCAATCGTGTGGGTATAGGTCAGAATTTCATTCATGTGGACTGTGACCCTAGCAAAGCGGGCAACGTTTCTTGGTTGTATTGAATTGCGTACCTTGGTTCTATGATTGATTTCATCTCAGAAAACTGGATTGCCCTCACGATTGGCCTGATGGCGTTCATTAAGATTATCGTGAACCTAACTCCAACGGATGCTGACAACGCCGTATTTGGTTATTTCGATATCCTTATCACTGCTATTACTGGCGACCGCCGTAAGAAGAAGTAAGATGGCTAAGATTAGCAATCAAAACGTATACCCACCAACGACGCCTACTGTTGAGGACTTGCTCATTGGTACCAACGTTGAGGACGCTAACGCGACTGTAAATTTTACGGTTCAAAGCATTGTTGACTTAGCTAACGGAAGCGGTATTGTTCCAGACCTTCAGGCGGTATTGAACTCTGGAGACACGGCCACGGAGGACATCAACCTTACTGGAGACATTACGTCCAGTACGGTTACTTCCCCTACGATTACGTCTACCTCTTTAATTTCCGGGAATATTATTCAGTCTTCGGGCGGAATTATTTTGTCTTCCGGAACTTTTACTTCTGGTGGAAGCAATGGATTTCAAGGGCAGACACTGATATCTAATGGAGGAATTAGTCCCTCTTGGGAGGACCTCGTGTTTAAGGTTCAGGTGGAGTTGACTCCGGCCCAAATGTTGACGCTGGATACCACTCCCGTACAGATTGTGGCGGCTCCGGGTCTGCTTAGAAGCATTCAAGTAATGTCTGCTGCCTTCCGCCTTTCTTTTAATAGTGTTCAGTATGATTTCCCAGACTTAATTAAGTTGGGAACATACACTGGTGTTTCTGAAGAGGGTCAGTTCACCCTTAACCCGGGCTCTATTAATGCTAATGGTGATGGGTATTTCTGCATGAATCAACTCATGACAGATAACGCTCGTATTTCTGAAAACACTGCGCTCTCTATTTACACGGATAGTCCTCCGGCTACAACAAATGGTAACAGCAATTGCTTTTTGCAGATAATGTACCGTATTGTTACACTGTGAGAGACATACGCAAAGTTTGTATCGGTCCTGACTACAAGGACTCGATGTGTTACATAGTGGGGCAGTCCGTTCTTGGAAGCTCCCACTCTGTGCATTTAATTAAATACAGTGATGAGACGGGGAGTGTCCTTATCTACATCCAACAGGAGGACATCGTGGTGCTTTGGAAAGAGTTCAGCGCCAACATGCCTATTTCAATAGAATACAATATTAACTTTTGAGAGCAGTCAATCAGTTTATCGTAAAGGGACAGAGATACAACAACACTAAAGGCGACCTCATCGTAAACTCGAATGAGGAAGACCACCGCTTCTCTAATCGTGAGGGCGAGGTAATTGCTTTACCGTTGGAGTATCAGGGACCTATCGCCATTGGGGATACCCTACTGGTGCATCACAACGTATTCAAGTTCTACAACGACATTAAGGGTCGGCAGCAGAGTGGCCGCAGTTTCTTTCGTGAGGACCAGTTCTTTGTGGACTTCGACCAGTTCTATATGTATCGCGCTCCGGGTGGCGGATGGATTCCCCAAGGTCGATATTGCTTTGTAGAGCCCGTACCCCCGGAAGATTCAACCATCTTCAAGCCAACAACTGAAGAACCATTGGTTGGGATAATGCGGTATCCAAATGACTATCTTAAGGGTCAAGGAATTGAGTCTGGTGATGCAGTGACTTTCTGTCCGGAGAGTGAGTATGAGTTTTCTGTGGACGGGGAGAAGTTGTACCGGATGTTCGACCATCAAATAACATGCAAGATTCAAAGAAGCTAAAGCAGAGCATCATCGCAGCGGGGAGGGTAGCTGTTGAGCAACTGATTAAGGTGGCTCAAGAGGATATCCTAAAGCCTAGCGAAGACGATGAGCTTGCGGCGGACAGGTTGAAGAATGCGGCGGCCACTAAGAAGCTCGCCATCTTCGACGCCTTTGAAATCTTGAACCGCATCGACTCGGAAGAGGAGGCGCTGGAGTTGGCTTCGGGCACCGCCAAGACAGAAAGCAAGGTGGGTTTTGCAGAGCGAAGGTCAAGATAAACTGTACCGCCCCGCAGAGGGTTTGGTTACAAAGTCCGTTGTTTCCAACAAGAACCGCGCTAAGACGTGGCTCTATGGGTACAATGAGAAGTACGATATGGTGGTCATTTCCAAGTCTGGACAGATTGGTAGCATCATTAACATCAACGGATTAAACATCGCTCTTCCCCCGGCTCCTAAGGACTTGAATAGGGACACTGACAAGTGGGTGCGCAAAGAGTTTCCGCGTGCCCTAAGCCGCGTCCAGAACATCTTCCAATGGAACGATATGCCCAAGGGCTTTAAGGCTGACTGGGTAGACTATATCGAGAGTGAGTTCGACCGTAGGGATGAAGGCCACTGGTTCTACAATAACGGCAAGGCGACGTACGTTACGGGGGCCCACTATATGTACTTGCAATGGACGAGTATCGACGTAGGTTATCCTGATTTCCGTGAGGCGAACCGAGTCTTCTTTATTTTCTGGGAGGCGTGCAAAGCTGACAACCGATGCTTTGGTATGATGTATCTCAAGATTCGTCGTTCCGGATTTTCCTTTATGGGCTCCTCGGAGTGTGTCAACACTGGCACCTTGGCTAAAGACTCACGGGTAGGCATCCTATCTAAGACCGGTTCTGACGCCAAGAAGATGTTCACCGATAAGGTAGTCCCCATCGCCAATAGGCTTCCGTTCTTTTTCAAGCCAATACAAGATGGTATGGACAAACCGAAGACGGAGCTTGCGTTCCGTATTCCTGCGTCTAAGATTACGAAGAAGAATATGTACGATGTGGAGGACGAAGAGATTTTCGGACTGGACACCACCATCGACTGGAAGAATACGGACGACAACTCCTACGACGGAGAGAAACTAATCCTACTGGTCCACGACGAGAGCGGGAAGTGGGTCAAGCCAAACAACATCCTAAACAATTGGAGGGTAACCAAGACCTGCCTACGATTGGGAAGTAAGATTATCGGAAAGTGCTTGATGGGTTCCACCTCGAATGCATTGGCTAAGGGTGGTTCAAACTTCAAGAAGCTCTACGAAGACTCTGACCCTACGTCACGTAACGCCAACGGCCAGACTAAGAGTGGGATGTACTCCCTGTTCATTCCTATGGAATACAATATGGAGGGGTTCATAGACCAGTACGGTCATC